TGTGTCCCTGATTGGTCAGTCGGGGCTTGTAAGTCTGGACCAGTCATAGGGTTTACTGCTGGACCGCCAGTGCCTTGTGTTTGACCTACGGGAACTGGTTGAGCTTGTGGCATTTGAAATGATGGGAGATAAGCTTCAGGTGGGATTGCTCCTTGTTGGTACATCTGCCATAGCATTAAGTTCTGAGTGGCACTAGCTGGGTCTGGGAAGTCTAGTTTCTTATAAAAGTTAAATGGGTCAATAGCGTTTTGAGTCCAAAGGTCGATAGCTTCGTTTCTCTGAGTCAACGGGTCTTTAGGAATAAGTGAACCTTCCTTTACTGTAACTATTAAACTCTTATTAAAACTTGAACTGCTTAAACTCTTAGTATCGCTGCCTTCTTCTTCACCTAGCATTCCGATATAGTGTTCGTTGTCATAATGGACAAACATCATCTGCACCCATAGGTTATAAACTGAGTCGGCTACTTGTTCAATGAACTCTGTAATACCTCCGCCAATACGACTTGCGTCCATTTGGCTAATCATTATTTTACCTCTAGCACTTTCTTCGCTCTTGATACCACTTGGAGTTGAGCCACTAGTACCAAATATATTTTGTAAATCATTTTTAGCTGTTTGTAATTCAGTCCAGACATCGCTAGGTAATTGAGGAACAACTGGTCTACCGATAGCTGCGTTTACATCTCCTTGTACTACGATTGAAGCTCCTCTACGCATAGCCCCTGCTGCTTCAGCCGCCTGTTCCTTAGTCATCATCGTTCCGTTTACTACTAGACCGTTGTTTTGGCTGTCAATGTTCTTATCTAATTGCTTAACTCTACGGTTGATAGTGTCTTGCTGTGGGAAGTTCTGAATAAGAAGTGAGGTTTCATCGTGTGGTTGTTGCCCTGTATTAAAGATTGAAAGGAATACATAAGGGGCGGTGGGGCGTTTAAGGTGGTTAGTACCAATAACTTCTTCCTTAACCATATTTCCTAGTCCGTCATCTCGCTCTACTTCTCCGTCATAGTTCCAATGTGGGTTTTTAAATTTACCAAGAACAGTTTTTCCGAGTGTGAAGAATACATCAGTATTTCTGTACCACCATTTAATATATTCGAGCTTAGTTCCTTTCTTTCCATTTACCTTAGCAAATATAGCCCCCTGATGGTCTGGGAACATTTGGGCTAACTTAGACGCTGTAACTTTACATTTAACACCTAAGTATTCACCAGTAAAGTATCCAGCCTCGTCGATAGTTCCTTCCTTATCAAATATGAATCTCTTCGGGTTGATAACTGTTGTCTTGATATCGTCAATGTCTATATCATAGTCTACTTCTATAGCTCCGATTAAGTATAAAAGCCAGTGTCTAGTCATTCTAGCTAGTTTACGTCTTAGCTTTTGAGCGTCTGCTTGAAAAGCTAAAGCGTTCTTAACATCTCCTGCTAGGTTTTGTCCTTCTTCAGAGTTATCAGCACTAACTAAAGGTTCAGGATTAGAACGTGTGGCGATAGGTAAGAAAGTTTCTACTGCTTGAAATAACTGATTAACGATAGTGGTTCTACCCTCAATCATATCTACCATATCAACCTTTTGTTTTCCTAACCAATAAGCTACTGATTGGTCTTGAAGCTTTTCAATGTCCCCGTAGTAGCCTACATAATCTCTTTGCCAGTTAGTGACCAATTCTATAATTTCCTCGTCCTTAAATTTGGAAGTATATTCATCTTCTGGTTTATATGATTGTTCGCCTTCTGGTGAGTTAGCTTTATTAACGTCGCTGAATAATCCCATAGCCTGTTTAACAGCTCCGAATATTGCCGACCCCTGTATTGAATTCATTTCTGGCATAGTTTTGTTAGTTACCTATATATCCTTGTGAAGCAAAATCTCCTTCACCTTTAGGATATATTATTTCGGATTGTGAATCAGAGAACTTATCAACCCCTATTCTCCATAGTACCGTTGCTAACGCTCTGTGGTCTCTAGCGTTTCTGACCCATTTAAATCCTGTTAGTCTATTAGTCTTTTTATCGTAAAGTTTAATTTTAATTAAGTTCTTCCAGTCAAGGAAGTATTCCCACCAATCGCCTTCAGTTCCTTGTAGTGTAAGGCGTTTGTTTCTGAACTCGTCTACGACCCACTGAATGCCTCGTTCTCTGTCTACAGTAGCTTGACCTAGTTTATCTCCTTCGCCCCACCAAGCTATTTCATTGTCTTTCTTTTCACCGACGAAGTAGCAAAGAAAAACTCTTCCTTTCCATCGTTCGTAAAACTGTCTGCTACCTATTAAATCTCCGCCTGCGTCCATTACTACAATAGCTCTTTTCCATCTAGTCA